CCACAAAAAATGGCACCGCAGTATCTTCTTCATCAGCAAAAACCTTATCTGCTTTTTATAATGGCATAACTATTTTGTGTAACGATTACGCAAAATTGCCAAAATTTGTTATTAAAAAAGAAGGGGATGCAAGAAAAAAAGACACTTCACATCCATTAAACAAGCTTATAGATCAGCGGCCAAGTCCTTTAATGTCTGCATTTAATTATGATTCTATCATGATGCAATGTGCTATCTTAAAAGGCAATGCTTATTCAGAAATAGTTAGAAATGCAGCAGGAAAAGTTATTAGTAGAGAATACATTAACGAGGTAGATACACCTGTTACTGTAAAAAAATTCGATGGCAAGCTCTATTATGAATTTGATAATAGAATCCTAGAAGCTAAAGACATAGAGCATGTAATTGGTTTTACAGAAAATGGCATAACTGGAGTAGGCGTTGTTACCTATGCAGCTAAATCGCTAGGAGTAGCATTAAGCAGCCAAGAATTTGCAGAAGAATACTATGCCTCTAGAGGTATTGGTATGGCAGTAGTAACTTCCTCTAAAGAAATAAAAAACGAAGCTAAAATAAGATATGGAGATGCTATCCAAGCTCGTTTAAATTCTTCAGCAAATTATAAAGTATCTGTTATAGACGAAGCAGGTTCTTTTCAGCACATAAAACTAACGCCCCAAGAAAGTATGTTTTTAGAAACCAACAAATTGGCTGTACAAGAAGTAGCTCGTTGGTTAAACATACCGCCTCATAAATTAAAAGACACAGAGAATTCTAATTATTCTAATATGGAATCTCAAAATATAGATCATGTCTCCAATAGCTTATTGCCATGGTCTATTAAGTTTAGGCAAGAAAAAAACTACAAGCTGTTTACCGATGCAGAAAAAAATAGAGGGTATCAAATAAAACACAATACCAACTCTTTACTAGAAGCCGATAAAAAAACCCAAGCAGCATTTTTAAGTACAATGATCTACGCAGGTGTATATACAAGAAATGAAGTTAGAAATCTATTTGATTTAAACGAGTTAGATGGGTTATCAGACCCTTTAACTGCTGTAAATATGAATACAAAAGAACAAGTAGATGCTAATTTAAAAAAATTAACAGATGAGTAAACCAAGAATAGTAACTAGAGATGCTTTTGTAAGAGATACAACAGCAGAAATGATTGAAAAAAGACAGGTAGAATTTGTGATCTCTACAGAAGCTGTAGATACTTATAGAACTGTTTTTAAGTTAGATGGTTGGGATTTAGCAGACTATACTAGAAATCCTATTGTATGCTATCAGCATCGAGCAAATTCAGACGATCCAGACAATATTATAGGTACTTCTACAGTACGAGTAGAAGGGTCCGAGCTTATAGGTACAGTAACTTTTGAGCCAGCAGAAATTAATCCAAGAGCAGAAAAGATTTTTCAAAAAGTACAGTCTGGTACATTAAGAATGGCTTCTGTAGGAGCTAATGTGCAAACAGCAAGATTTGGTGTAGAAGAAAACGAAGAAGATCCAGAGGTATTGTATTTCACAAAACAACGCTTAATGGAGTGGTCTGTAGTTTCTGTAGGGTCAAATCCAGATGCTCATAAAAGAAACGCAGAAACTCTAGAAGAAATGCGTAGTTCTTTAACAAAAGAAATCAACGTAGAATCAGAAGCAGTAGTTTCTTTTGATCCAACAAAAAGAAGTCTGCGAGAAGCAGAATTATTAATAAATAAGTAAATAGTAAAGATGAAAAATTCAATTGAATTAAAACAAGAACGTGCTTCTCTAATAGACCAAGCACAAGGTTTAGTAGATGCTGCTAAAGCCGAAAAAAGAGAGCTAACCTCAGAAGAAGAAACTTCTTTTGATGATTTTATGGCTCAAAGAAAAGCCTTAGATGCTAAAATTACAAGAGCAGAAGGTATTGAAGAAAACCAAAAACGAGCTGCACAAGCTGCTGGTGTTATTTTTGGTGGCAACGAGCAAGAAGAAAGAGAAACCTTAAAAAAACGTTTTTCGCTTCATAAAGCCTTACGATCTCAATTACCAGGCGGGGTGTTAGATGGTGTAGAAGCAGAATTGCATCAAGAAGCTGTAAGAGAAGCTAAAGGTTTTGGAGGTACTATTGAAGGAGTGGCTGTACCAAACAGCATGAGAGCAGATGCACAAACCGTTACCCAAGATTCAGGAAACTTTGGAGGTAAACTAGTTTTTGAAGAATACAAAGGGCTTATAGATGCTTTAACACCAAAGCCAATTGTACAAAGTTTAGGCGCACAATACATGCGTGGCCTCACAGGTACATCTGCCTTTGTTACCAATAATGGTGGTATTACTGCAACATGGGAGGGTGAAATAGATACGGTTGCTCCAACTAAAACAGGGTATGGTAAAAAAACCATGGATCCTAAACGATTATCTTCTACTGTGCCAGTTTCTGTTCAAAACCTTCATCAATCTGTGATATCTTTAGAAACTTTAACTGCTAATGACATTCGTTTAGCTACAGAGAGAGCTATAGATTATGCAGTAATTAATGGTCCTGGTACAGGTAATGTTCCTTTAGGTATTTTAAATGCGGCTGGCGTTAATACCATTGCAATGGGTACTAATGGTGCTGCGCCTACATGGGCAAAATTAGTAGAAATGATTACGTTGCTAGAAGATGCCAATGCAGTTACCGGAGAGATTAAGTATTTAATAAATGCGCTTACAAAAGGCTATCTAAAAAGCCACTTGCATACAGCAGGAGATGCTAAGTACTTAATGAGTTCAGATAATTTAATCAATGGCTTACAAACAGGAGTTTCAACTTTTGTTCCTAAAAACTTAACCAAAGGAACTGGTACTAATTTATCGGCTGCAATTGCAGGAGATTTTAGCCAAGTTATTATTGGAGAATGGGGCTTCTCAGATATGGTAGTAGATAATATTACTCGTAAAAAAGAAGGTCTTATAGAAATTACAAACAATCAGTATGTAGATGTGCTTATTAAAGAAGAAGCAGCATTTACTGTGATCAAAGATTTTGATTTGTCTTAATAAGTGATTTGAGTTAATAGTGATTGGGGGTCTGTTTTTAGGGGGCAGGCCCTTTTTTTAAAACCATAAAAAAAAATAAGATGGCTCCAGTAAAAAAAGTAAAAGTAAAATTTCTAGTATCTCCAACAGGGTTGTATGGTTTGGGGTACAATGTAGGGGATGTAGCTTCTTTATCAAAAACCCAAGCAGATACCATTGTAGAAAATAAACATGGTGTATTTGTAACTAAAAAATAATAGATCATGGCTTTTTATATAGAATTAGATCACACACCAGACGAAATTGTAACACTTCAAGAGTTTAAGGCTCAGTTAAAAGAAGTAGATCCAACAGAAGATCATCCAGAAGATGCGTTGTTTCAACAATACATAGATGCAGCGGTAGAAGAATGTGAATCGTATATAAACAGAGCTATTGTAGAAAAAAAATACAAAATATCTGGTAAAAGCTTTGAAGAAGCAATTACAAGTTCTTTGCATACCATTATTGCTATCGATGAAATAGCGTACAAGCCAGCAGATTACACAAGTGGTGATTTAACTGTTTTAGATGCAGAAAATTACACGTTAAGCAAAGTAGATTCTGTAGAAAACAAAATAGAATTTTTGGAAAACATTACGCTTCCAAAAATTAAAGAATTTACCCCAGATGCAGTGCAGGTTTCTATTACTGTAGGCTTGCCAAAGGTATATAAAAAAATAAAGCAAGCTGTGTTGTTAAAAGCAGTAGCTATGGATCAATTGCGTGGAGATTACGTAAAAAACAAAACCACTGCATCAGAAAGGTTGTTGCAGTCATTAATAAAATATTAAAGTGCAAGTAAAACTAGGAGCTTTTAAAAACAAGATACAAATTCTGCAAGAATCTAAAACTAAAGATGCAGCAGGAAGTACAGTTACAGCTACCTCAGTTTTAAAAAATTGTTGGGCGCAGCAATTAGAAATGTCATCAAAAGAAGATGAAGAAGATGGTAAAATTAGAGCCATTTTTGATGCCTCTTTTATTATAAAATACGATGCTAGACTGGTAAAAGGAAAGGCAGTTGGCATGTTGGTAAAAGACGATGAAGGTATTTTTTACAATATAGAAAATGCTATTGAAATAGAGCGAAGAAAATTTGTACGTATAAACGCTTCTAAAAATGAGTAAGCAATTTGTAGAAATAAAAGGCTTTAAAGAATTGCAGCGCAAAATAGCCTTGTTGGGAGATGATAAAAGCAAGCGTAAAGAAGTAGAAAAGATATTAGGACAAGTAGCTAATTCTAGTGTAAAAGTTGCAAAGCAGTTGGCACCAGTTAGTAAAAAGCCTCACGTTCAAAAAAGAAAAGGACAGGCTTTTGGCGTTTATATTACACCAGGTACAGGTAAAAAAAGTATCGGAAAAAGAACCATGCGTAGAGCTAAAAACCCTACAGTATATGTAAGTCCTAGAAGTACAAGAAAAGCAGATGGTTGGTATTTAAGACAGTTTGTAATACCAGGCACAAAAAAAATAAGAGCCAATTCATTTATAGATAGGGCTTATAACCAAACCAAGGGTGGTGTAACGGTAGATGCAGAAAAAAGAGTAACAAGGTACATTCAAAAACAAATAAACAGATTAAGCAATGCTTAAAGAATTTTCAGAACAAATAGTAGCAGATTTAAATGCAGCTTCAGCATTAACAGCCTTGTTAGATGCTGGTGGTGTATCTGCGCTACTCTCTGAAGAAGAAGATGGAGATAGCTTTGTTAATTATGCCATTAGGTATAATGGCAACGAAGCTAAAGATGGTGTTGCAGAGTACCAAGTATTTATAGATAGCTGGTCAGATACCTATACCAAAAGCATAACCATAGCAGATCAAGTAACAGTTGCTTTAGCGGCAGCCGCTAATAGGTATAAGTATGTATCTGCTATTCCAGAGCCAGTGTTTAATGAAAGTACTGGTAAAACAAATGTAGTAACAAAACAAATTTTTAATATATATAAATAATAATACTATGAGTTTAGATTATTCAGGTTCTATGCGTATCAAAATTGCGACTAAAACCATTATGCATGAGGTTGAGGCCTCTTTAAACGAAGCTAGAGATTTTGAAGAACTAGCCTCTAAAGACATTGTTGGCAAAAACTTTCATCCAAAAGAAGGCACTTGGTCATTAACAGGAAATGCTATAGCGGCCAACTCTAATGGAGATGCGCAAATAGATTTACAAGCTATTGTTGAAAGTTATCAGGCAAAAACACTGGTAGCCATAGAGCTTACAGATGGTGTAACTGGTAATATGGCGTATTCTGGAAATGCTTATATAGAGAACTATAATTTAACTACTTCAAATGAAGAAAAAGTAAAATATGATTTTTCTTTAAAAGGAGAAGGAACATTAACTGTAGCTGTAAATACCTAAAATTATGAAAATCACTATTGAAAAAAAGGAGTATCAGTTAAAGTTTGGGTATAAAGTCTATAGAAAAGTATGCCAGCATTACGGAGAAAAAACCGTTGCTGGTTTTGAAAAACTAATTAAGCGTTTTGGGCTTAATAATGTAAAGCTAAAAGATCCAAAATTTGATTCGTTAAATTTTATTGGAAACTTAGTCTTGTTTGCTATTGTTTTAGATACCAATGAAGAACTAACCATAGATTCAGACGATGTGGTAGATGTACTTTGGAACAACCCCTCTTTGCTAGAGCAAGTTATGGAAATGTTTCAGCAATCGTTACCAACACAAAATGCAGCTCCAATACCTAAGCAAAAGGGAAAGTAGCTAGATCAGAGGCAGTTGTCTCTGATCTAACTTTTAATGATTTAGAAGCCTTAGCCTGTGGAGAGATAGGTTTAGAAATAGCATACTTCTGGGATCTTACGCCAAGACAATTTGAAAACATTGTTACAGGTTACAGAAACAAAGAAGAAGCTAGAGAAAAAAACAATTGGTATAGAGCAAGGTGGCAAATGTATTACTCAGTTGTAGCTATGAGTGGTACAGATAAAATTAAACCAGAAGAGCTATTGCCTTTTCCTTGGGAAAAAGAAGAAAAAAAAGAACTAGATATTGTTCCAAAAACACCAGAAGAAACTAAGGCTTTTTGGGATGCAATCGATAAAAAGAAACAACAGTAATGGCAGGATTAGCCTCAGTAAATATTAAATTTTTTGCAGACCTTACTGGGTTTTCTACCAACATGCAAAATGCTAATAGAAAAATTAGCAAAATGGGTAAAAACATGCAGCGTGTTGGCCGTACTTTATCTGTTGGTCTTACGGCACCTATTTTAGCCTTTGGTGGCGTGGCGTTAAAAAGTTGGGATAAACAAGAAAAAGCCATAGCGCAAGTAAATGCTGGTTTAATCTCTACAGGTAATGCTGTTGGTTTTACCAGTGAGCAATTGCAAAAAATGGCATCAGATTTACAAAATACCTCATTGTTTGGTGATGAAGAAATTTTACAAGATGCTACTGCACAACTACTAACGTTTACCAATATTGCAGGAGAGCAGTTTGCAAGAACGCAACAAGCGGCCATAGATTTAAGCACCAGACTAGGTGGCGATTTAAAGTCTGCCTCTATACAATTAGGAAAAGCTTTAAATGATCCGGTGGCTAATTTATCTGCATTAAGTAGATCTGGTATTCAGTTTTCTAAAGAACAAAAAGCGGTCATAAAAAGCCTAGCAGAATCTAACAAATTAGCCGATGCGCAAAGCATTATTTTAGATGAATTAGCAAGGCAATATGGTGGTGCTGGAGAAGCAGCAGCAAAAGCAGGTTTAGGTGGTTTTAAGCAATTGCAAAATTCTATTGGGGATTTAATGGAAGATTTTGGAGCTATTATAGCGCAGGCCATTCTTCCTTTTGTAGATAAAATAAAAACAATGATTGCTTCTTTTAAAGCATTATCTCCAGAAACCAAAAAATTTATTGTCATACTTGCAGGGGTAGCTGCTGCTATTGGACCTATATTACTGTTAGCCGGTACTATTTTACCAGCCATTGCTTCTGGGTTTACCTTATTAATGGGTCCGTTGGGCTTAGTTATTGCAGCCTTAACAAC